GGAACCGCTTACGTGGCTAATACTCGGGCACAAGTCTACTACCCGCTTAGCGGAGAAGAGATGAATGTCCTTCTCTTAGACGTAGCTGGTACGGGGGATACCCACGCTATTGGGGACTTCCTTATCGCTAAGAGCGGTTCTGGTAAGTTTGTCGTTACTACGGGTACTCCTCAATCGGAACCGTTTATTGTTCGAGAGACTCTTGCCGCTCCTACGGCTGATATTCTCTGCTATGTTTCGCGTACCTAATCTTCCCTTATAGGGATTAACCATTTCAATCTTTTGTAAGGAGAAGTTAAATGTTTTCGGATTTTATTTTGAACGGTTCCGGAGTTGGACCGGTTGGTGAAGTTCTGGAAGGTTCTCGATTTGATACGGGACTCTTGCGTCCGTTCTTTGAGACGAATCCTGAATCTCCCCGTTACGGTAAGAAATGCGTTACAGTCAACAGCGGACGTAAGGTATGGGACGAAGCTACTCAAACCTACCGACCTAAGCTGGTTAAGATGACTCTTAACGAAGCTAGGGACTTAGAGATTGATAGCCCAGTCTTTAACGCTACGACTCTCCGTAAGGAAGAGTGGATTAAGCTAGATGACGTTATTCTCCGTGCCGCTCGTCTCCGTTTGCGAGCGTGGGCAGATCTGGCGGGAGCGAATAGCTACTCTCTCGATGGTATGAGTACCCCGATTCTCGAACATGAAACGATGAGTGATCCGGGTGAGGCTATCGTCGATATGGACGGACTCTCGGAAGGACGGACAGATAATCCTCTGTTCCAACTCCAAGGTATTCCGTTGCCGATTACTCATAGTGACTTCTGGTTCTCTAAGCGTCGTCTTATGGTTTCTCGTAATCGGGGGACTCCTTTAGATCTGACGATGGGAGAAGCAGCTGGCCGTCGTGTTGCGGAAACTATCGAGCAGACTTTGATCGGAACTACTACCGGAGTAACTTACGGTGGCGGTTCTTTGACCCCTCAATATGGTCGGGCTAGTACGGTCTTTGGTTATACGAACTTCACTAACCGAGTTACCTTTACCTCTATCGTTCAGCCTACGGGAACGAACGGTGACGCGGTTATGGGTAGCTGGTTGGCTCTCCGTGAGACGATGTATAGCCAGCGGTTCTTTGGCCCGTTTATGGTCTATACTTCCACGGACTGGGATCAGTATCTTGATCGGATCTATAGTAGCACTAACCCGGCTGCTGGTACTCTCCGTCGTATGCTTTTGCAGATTGACGGTATTGCGGGTATCCGTCGTTTGGACTACTTGACGAATGCTACTAACCCGTTCACCGTTATCTTTGTTCAAATGACTCCGGACGTAGCTAGGGCTATTAACGGTATGGATATCACTACGGTTCAATGGGAATCGCTCGGTGGTATGCGTTTGAACTTCAAGGTGATGGCAATTCAGTGTCCGCAGCTACGTGCCGATTTCAATGGCCGCAGCGGGATAGGGCATGGAACAACTTCATAACAATAGAGACTACTTCAAATACGCGGATAGGTTGGCCGACTGAAAAGCGATTTCCCTATCGCCTTCCGCGTAACTTTTCTAGGGTATCATTCTAAGGGAGATGATAATGCCAAAAGCTAATATAAGTCGTTTGAAAAACAAGATAGGAGTTTACCAGATACTAAATACTGTAAATGGTAAAATGTATATAGGAAGCACTGCTACTAGTTTTAAGGATCGATGGAACGGTCATAAAAAGGCGTTGGAAAGCGGGAAGCATGTTAATAGATACTTGCAAAATGCTTGGAATAAATACGGAGCTAAGTATTTTGATTGGTATATATTAGAGACGTGCAAAAATAAGGAAGACTGCTTACCTAGGGAACAATTTTGGATAGACCACTTTACTCCCTATGACAGAACTTTAGGATATAACATAGCTCGGAGTGTTACTCAAAATATGTTAGGAGTTAAACATACTGAGGAATCTAGAGCTAAGATGCGTATTAGTCAAAAGGGAAACTTAAACCGCGTGAAAGCTACTATAGCAGCAGCGATAGCTAATAAAGGAAAGAAACGTCCTTTACATGTTAACGAAGCTGTAAGAAAGTTCCAAACCGGGCGTAAAATGGATGACGCTACTAAGAAAAAGATTAGTGATGCGCATTGGACTAAACGGGGAGGAGAAGAAACAGAAGAGAAGATTAGGAACATGGCGGAGAAGCTAAAAGAAAGTGCTAAAACAAATCATTGGAGTAAACGACCGGATGCAGCGGAAATAGCCGAGAGAATCTGGAATACTAGACGCCAAAGAGAAGCCGATAAGATTAAACAAAACGAAGCAGCTTAAAAAGGAGATAGGCAAATGATAGGCTTAGCAGTAGGAAGGATAGTTCACTATGTTCTTAGAAGTAGCGGAGAACATAGACCTGCTATCGTAGCGAATATTCCCGCTAACGTAGGTCAAGGACTAATGAACGCTGGATGTTGTAATTTAGTAGTGTTCTTAGATAGCGATCACGACCGGGAAGCTAAAGAACACCACGGAGCTACGATGGCAGTAGGATCGGTAATTCACGGAGACAATCACGTACTAAATACTTGGCACTGGCCGGAACGAGAAACCCAATAGTTTAGATAGGTAACTTTAAAACTTTACACTAAGGAGAGAGAACTATGTCTAGCGTTGAAACCACTCCCGTTATTCAAAAGAAAGTTAAGCCCATTCGCTACTTCCGGATTCTCGCAGGATTCCACGGAGGTAAGTGCGTTGTAAACGAAGATGGGGAACCTACTCACCGGCCTATTATTTACGGAGTCAAACGTCCTCCCGATGGTATTGAGGACGATCAATGGGGTGGCGATCTAGTTCCGGATACCGCTGACCTTTGTAAAAAGTTCAACTATCCCGGTTCGATTAAGTTTGAAGAGATTTTCAACGTTAATCCTAGCGATAAGCTCTCTCCCGTAGCTCTAGCCGCTAAATCAGGATTTGAGATCGGTAATACGGCTAACCTCAATCCTAGTGCTAATGATCCTTTCGATGATATGACTATTCCTCAGCTTCAAGCTCATGCCCAAGCGGAAGAGATTCCTTTGGGTAAGGCTAAGACTAAGGAAGAGATCATTAAGATTCTTCGGAGTGCTCCTCAATAAGTTCTAGACTCGGTACTCTGTTAATAGTTCACTACTTAGAAAGAGTACATAATGGCTAGAACTACCGCTATCGCTGTAAAAAATATACTACTCGATAACTACGACACGCTTAAGAATCCGGACTTAACCGGGTTTATCGATACGGCTAGTGCGTTAGTAGACGAGTCAGTAAACTTCGCTACAGAACGGGGAATAACCCTTAGCACTACTCTCCAAGAGCGAATAGAAGCTTGGTTAGCGGCTCATTACTATGCTCAAGCTGATCCTCTCTACATGTCTAAGAGTACACAAGGAGCTAGCGGAAGCTTCCAAGGTCAATCCGCTATGGGTCTAGAAGGAACTCGCTACGGACAGCAGGCTAAGCGTCTAGACATCTCCGGAGGGTTGTCCTCTTTCGATAATAACGCGAGAGCTACGGTACTCTGGTTAGGATCGGATTGTAATTAGCTATGCCCGCTCCAGAGGTTATAGGACGTTATGAGAAAGCCGTACTCTGGCGTAAGCTAGGGGTTACTGACTTCGCTATTGTTACTCTAGATAAACCTGTAGAGATTACAGTACGTTGGGATGACTCTACTATAGAAACCGTCTCTGCTCTAACTGGGCCAGTATCTAAGCCTACTACGGTAGTTGTTGTAGTTGATATTCCGGTTGGGAGTGTAATGAGACTAGGAGCTTTAGCTTATCTACCTAATCCTCCAGATCAGTTAAGGGAGGTGATCAACTTCAAGGCTATGAAGGATGTAAAAGGTAGAGCTATACGACGTACTGTAACTCTTATGAACTATGCCGGTACTTTACCCCCTTTAGCAGACTAGTATTATGAAAGTTACCGGAATAGACGGAATTCAACGAGCGTTTAGGGGACTCTCTAAGAGTGCTTTCGGTTCCGGAGCTACTAAGACTAATCCTCAAGTAATCGTAGGCTATACAGCCGCATATGCAGTTTATGTTCACGAGAACTTAGAAGCTAATCACCCTAATGGAGGACAAGCTAAATTTCTTGAGACTCCAGTTAGACAGTTGAGACCAGAGATAGTCGAGATGGTAAGAGACTTAGTATTCAATAATAAAATGACTCTAGCCAATGCTCTACTACTGGCGGGACTAAGATTACAAAGAGAGAGTCAACTACTCGTGCCAGTCGACACGGGTAATTTAAGAGCTAGTGCTTTTACTCGTCTGAAATAACTAATGAACCTTTTTATCTTAGCTCAAGCTAGTAATACTCCGGTTACAGATGCTAATCTTATCTCCGGAGGAGCAGGATGGGCCGGAGCGGGTTTACTAGGACTAGTGTTAGGTTGGTTACTTCTAAAACATCTTCCCGATAAAGACAAACAGTTTGATGGATTGATTAAGAGTCAAGCCGAACATAATAAAGAGCTTCATAAAGCTTGTACGGAGGAGAGAAAAGAACAGCACGCAGAATTCTCTAAAGCTCTCAATTCAATATTAGAACGAGCAAGTAGAGACGGAGATAGGAATCTTCAAGGAATGCAATCGGAGATGCAAAGTCTTAGAGTAGCTCTTCAAACTCTGAGCCAAGCAGTAAATGCTCTCTCTAAGACTGAAAGTATTCATCCATGACAAACGCTATTAGCTTTGGAGTAGTTTTATCTCTCAATGATTGTAAAGACATCGCTTGGGAAAGTTCTGGTAAGATAGTCATAGACGACAAAGGAACTATTGTAGTAGCTAACTCTCAAGCTGAGGGTATGTTTAAAACTATTATGGGCGGATTGATAGGTAAGAAAATTGAATCGGTTCTCCCTCTTCCCGTAGTAGAAGACCATGTAAGACTAAGAGATGAATTCATTAGAAATCCTCTTAGCAAGTCTATGAACTTAGGTCGAGAAGTTAAGGGACGACGTAGCGATAGTACTGAGATTCGAGTCTTAGTAGCTCTTTGGCCTTTTTATGCTTCTGGGGCTTTATATGTAATGGCGTCTATACATGAACTTAGTTAAAGGATCGATAGGTACTATGGTAGAGAATAATGAGACTTTAACTCATATCCTTACCGCGATAGGCACACTTACGATAGTAGGAATTGCGGTTAGTTTGCTACTAGCGGCAGGAGGATTAGTTCTGTTCTTTACGGACTTAGCTAAGATTAAGCATATCACTAAGATTGAGACTAGGATAGACTCTTGCTTACAGAATATAAAGGAGTGTATAGAGAACGATTCTACGGCTAAGCAAGAATACACTAGACATTGGGACTCTTATAAAGCTTTCAAGACAGATACAGCCGAGTTTAAGACTAAGACTCAGCTACGATTAGAAGCTCTAGAGAAATCTAAGGAAGCTAGAGACCAAAGCAGAGCTTTAGCCAAGCAAGAGCAAGAGTTAAGGAAACATCCTGAAAGAACTTCTCAAAACGATGATACAGCATGACTCTTAGCTCTACCGTAATAGCTTGTTCCGTTATAGCTATTCTCTTACTTTTTGGAGTAGGGATAGGCGTCCCCTATTATTATATCATGGGTAGGTTTGATCAGATTGAGAAACGGGTAGATGCTCTTTGGGACTATTTGATTAGAGGGGCTCATAGTGAAGCGGTAGCTAAAGGACTAGGTAACATAAACAGCCCGTTCATTCTCAATGAAGCAACTAGAGTATTTTTTAGAAACTACATAGGAGACTTAAGGAAGTTCTATGAAGAGAACTGTTCTAGTCTCTCCGATAACGAAATATTTGTAATACTTGATAAAGAATTTGGAGATCATCTAATGAAAGACATAGGGATTCCAAATAATCTCACTCATGGGTCAGTAATAACCGCTGCTGTAGAGATAGCGAAAGAGCCTACCATTGAAAGGGATACAGATGTTTCTCCTAGCTGAACACCCCGCTGTCTCTCCGGAGCTTCAAGTAGTATTTCACTATATACAATATGTACCTATAGTCTTAGGACTACTTGTACTAATGGTTATAGACATTATTACTCGCTATTGTGCTGCTGTATCTACGGACACGGTCTGTATGCATGATATATTTAAAGCTACGAATCGAAAAATCGGAACTCTCTTAGCAATAGGAGCGGGGGCAGTAGTAGAAACTATGGTTCCCGATTTCCCGGTGACTAAAGGTATCTCTATGTTCTATTCAGGATTTGAACTCCTTAGCATCTCTACTAATCTCAAAGCTTGTGGTATTCCGATTTGGGGAGGTTGGAGTGATATGATTCCTAAGT